TGCATTCGCAAGTGCTCGGCCGATCGCTGAAGTCTCGCAGTTTTCAAGTGCACTAGTGGCATTAACGCCGCGATCAGAATCCTTCTCTTCAGCAAACCCAGTCGAGTATGCGACTTGGTCGAGATAAGTGCGGTAGAGATAGGCTTTAACAACATATCTATGAGCTTCACATACTTCCAATTCCGTTGATATGCGTCCATCTGGGTAATCCTTCCAAAACTTCTCTAGTCGAGACTCTACTGTCTCGTAATCAGCTAAATTAAACGCCATGATCGATCTCCTCTTGTTTTACTAGAAACTCGGCTTGCTCAGTTAAAGGCCAGTGAGATCCATCTGGCCATATTGACACCCATACAGCACATGGCTGGCAATAATGTCGGTTGATTCCTTTAGACTTTGCGTGCTGACTAACAACAGTCCAGATAGCAAATGTCTTACCTTTGCCATTAGGGTGATCTTGACCCCAGCGCATCTTGCAGTAGTCACACCACTGCCCTGGCTTAGCTTTAGTAACTGTCAAGGTCTGACCAATCAGTTGATGTAATAGAGCCAGCGATTGCAGAGTAGCTACAGATGTCCTTGTAACTGTCCGGGTGGTTTGCCGTAGTTTTAATTCGCGAGATCTTGGTGAGGATGAGACAGATTGCGACTTCGTGAGGCTCGATGTTTTTGTCAAGATACACACTCCAGAGTCTTGCGATTTGAATGTGATTGAGAGTTGAGTCGCCGTACTCACTGCCTCGTTCGACGAGGAGTTGCTTGGCTTCATCGAGGATTTCACTGGCCTTCACTCTGACCAGAATGTGTGTCGGGCAACTGAGCGACCCAGTGCGTAACCTTCTTCTTTGCCTTCTTTGTATCCCAAGCCGTAACCAGCTGCGATGCCTATCATCAAAAACGCTCCCATAACTAGCGTTAGATATAAATCAAGATTCATTTCTTAGCCCCTTAATGTCAGTGAGTTTCACTGATAAGGCGAATGTACAGGTTACCTAGGACTAAGCAAGCATCTTTTGATAACGAAATGGTAACAATTCTGCATCATCCATATGGTTGTCGATGTCTCGCCTAAGCGGATTATCTAGATCGTCCATACCTGCGACCGTTAAAGGCAAAAGTGCCATCCTTTTCTATGTGAATAATTGACACCTGAACGCCCTTAGCATCTTCTTCTAAGACCAAAAACGCCTGCTGCCAGTTCATTGTGCCCTTGGTATAGGCAGCCTTGCGAATGTCCATTAGGTGACCACCTTCGAAGCCACGCAGAATACGCCCTAATTTGCCCCCAGAGGCCTCTGTGAAGGCCGATTGGCCTGCCCTATGTGTGTGTCCACATATCACGCTTAACCCATGCCTACGGGCTGCTTCTAGGGCTGTGAGGCCAGGTGTAGGTTTGATTGCCTGTTCATCCCCATGAACTGCCACATAACCTTTAGCAATGGGAAATGGCTTCTTATGATAAGAGATGCCCAGCTCATCAAGCTTCATAAACTTTTCAAAGCGTAGCTCTGGCAAAGATAGAAAGGCTGGGATCTTATTCATGATTACGTTGTAAAGTCGATCAGTGTGGTTAGACCTAATCATGTGAGCTTCTTTGACATGCTGGGTCAGTTCCCATAGGACATCAACTGTCATGTCTCGATCACTGGCTAGGGTTTGTTCGTACCATCCTGGCTTGTTTTCTGTCCAACGGCTGATTTGCGGGAGATCGATTTCATCTCCGAGAGTAACGACAGCATCGGGGCGAATCGCTTTAATAAAACTCGAAACATTTTTAACTGCTACTTCATCGTGATATGGGACTTGTAAGTCTGGAATTACGATGGTTCTTTTCATTAGTCCTCATCATCGTCAGGATAAAAGTCCGGCATGTTGCTGGGATTATCGTTGATGCGTTTAGGGAGAATCCAGTCAGGATAAGAGAACGGATCCATGAGCAGAGACATACAAATGTCTGTGGCAAAGCCAGCCTTACGCAAAGCCTTATAGTATTCATTCAAGCCAATACAGTAAGCCTCTAGTGGAGTGTAACCCTGATCCTCTAGGGCTTTCGCTTTGCGTGCGGCCATGCTTTATTCTACCGTTCTAAAAGTATGTTGTAAATCTCATCGACTCGCGTGTTGAGTCGCTTGATCTCGCTCAACAAGTGTGTGATGACATAGCCAGCCAATCCACCGATCGTTACAAGAGTGGCAATATAGAGCTGAAAGAACTCGCCCTGTGTCATTTTCTTCCGAGTTCATCTTTTGGATCTAAGTATCTCAAAACTGGTGGGATGATAGATGCCACTCCAGCAGCGATTAATGCCTTTGGTTCAGTAACTCCAGCTGCGTACATTGAGATAATAGCAACCAAGAATGCTCTGCCCCATGAGCCTGCTGCGTTTTGTAGATCTTTCACTTTGATCCCCCGATCATAGGTATTTGAAGAAACTCACCATTAAGGTCAGCTTCTTTCGTAAAGCTGATATGGCAGTGTTTAACATGTTTGTTAATCCCTGTGTATTTGCGCCACTTCCATTTAAGTAATGGACTGGCGATTTTGCCGTCAAAGATGATGTAGCTGATGCGCTTTGAAGTATCAGACTTTGCAAAGAGACGAATCTGATCCGCAAGATCTGGCATAAGGTCAGGTTTAGCTTTACCCGATAGATCTCGATCGACATCGATGGCACGAACCCAGCCGCTAGCATCTGGATTATGATCTGACTTACGCGCAGAGTGTCGTGTGTCGCCGATCCAACCATCAGAAGTTCGATCTCGATCTCCGAATGTGTCGTCAATCTGTTCCCTTAACTGAATCGCAGACTTACTTAGTTTTGGCTTCATCTAACCAAGCCTGATAATCAGGATTATCCTCGGTACAAGTAACGCGGCATTTGCCATCGTCATCTATGCGAGCATAAATCTTTACGCCATCTTCATTAGTTGTAAGTAGTTCGTATTTCATTATAGTTCAGCACTCCAACCTAGGTAAGCATTTGTAGAAGAATTTCGCATACACATGCCATTGCCGTTCACCAATACCGCGGCAGTACTAACGCCGATAAATCCTTCGGTAACATCAGCTGTATTAAAACTAGGAACTAATGTAAAGGCTGTATTGGTAGCACCACTTTTAACGCCATAGTCAGAGGCAGTACCACTTTGTTCTAATGCTGTTGGTGCTGTTCTCATATTTACTGGAAACTTAAAACCAATTTCGCCAGCTGTTGTGCTTACAGCAAATCCATAACCAAATCTATTTGTAGCCGCGCTAGTTGGTTGAAAGCGATAATAATACCGCTGGCATAACGCCAATTCTCCACCAATTGAACCGCTGGCAGTTTGGAAAGGTGAAGCGGTTGATGCTGCTTCTACTTGTACGCCCCAAACATCAAAAGTAGAGCCATTGGCAGAAGTGTGAAATAGCTGGATTTGAAGCAAATCATTACCAGCAGTTCCTAGGGTTTTACCAGCGATTGAAGGAATAGCAACAGTTAAAGAATACCTATCCCAAGATGAAGTGTAAGAAACTGCGCTATCTGTAACTGTTACTGGTGACGAAGGACTTCCAGCTGTTCCGAAGTTCTGGACAACGACGATTGAACCAGTTCTTGCGGAATCGCACTTTGCCCAAAAACTTATGGTTACAGTTTGACCAGCAAAAGTTCTAACACTTTCAATTGATTGTTGTAAACCTGTTCGCGTATTTGAACCTTTAGTAGTTATCGCAACACGAGCAAAATACTTTCCCTCATATCCAGCGACGGGTGCTGTGCCAAGCGCAAAAGTTTGCTGAGAATATGTGCGGCTAGTTGGCGCAGTTCCGTCATAAGTAATCGCAAATCTATCAGCTAAAAAACTTCCGCCAGCTGGATCAGTTAAAGTTGTACCACGCTGCCAAATGTTAATATCGCCGTTAATAATCTTGTTTTTTCCAGCTGCGTATTGGGCAGACTCTAAGAGGTTTAGAGCACCGCCGACATCGTTCATGTTCGTCGCGGTAAGGACATCGCCAGTGGCGTAGTTCACCTTACTTGGAAATGTTGCCATCTTTACTCCTTAGTATGAAAGTGTGTTAGTGCCTAGTATCCCATAATTTGTTCCAAGAATGAACGATTCGA